CCGGCCTACCCAACGCCGCACGAAACCGACCCGCACAAGCAGGTGTGGCACTACAAAATCGAGCGCATGCCGCGATGGGTGGATGACGCATTGAGAGCCGAGAAGCGCCGGCAAATGGGGGTGGCTGCATGAAATTGAGCCAAGTCAAAAAAGGCCAGCGGTTCGTTCTGAGTCGCAACGGTGAAGAGTACAAGCACTACGGAATGCACCCAAGCGACAAGCATTACGTCCTCGTTGCGCCCTACAAGTCAAACCCGCTTGAGAACGAAATGCTCTACATCGCGTGCGAAGTCGAGGTGGTGTCATGAATGCCGCAGTGCAACCCCTGACAGAATCCCAGTTCTTCGCCCCGGCCAGCACCGACATGGTTGATGGCTTGATAGGCCGGTACCGCACCGAGCGCGAGCGCATGGAGCGCGTTGTGGATTTCGTTTCTGGCGGTGACTTCAAGGCGGTGATTCCGTACTTCGAAGACGCCGCCAAAAAGCGCGACCACCGCGCCGGCAACACGCCGAGCTTCAATCTGGAAAGCGGCCTGGCTGCTTTGAATGCCAGCTACTGGCAACAGGCTCTGAACTTGACCGATGTTCTCGATTTCATGCCCACGAAGCGCCGGGAAGAATGGTTTGATCTGATCCGCAACCACAAAACACCGGAGTTCGAGGAGGGTGCCGTTCGAGCCACGCTGTCCGATCTACTGGCCGCCCGGATGAACTTCCTGGCTGAAAAAGTGGATGGCATTTTTCAGGCGCTGAGCCGCACCCACGTCACCAACCAGCCCGAGGGATTCGGTAAGCGCATGATCCTGACCGGCGTGACCAACGACTGGGGCAGCTATGGCCGCACTCAGACCGGCCACATCAACGACCTTCGCCAAGTGATCGCTAAATTCATGGGGCGCGACGAGCCGGACTGGAATGCCAGCAACCGGGTGGTTGAGATTGCCCGGGCTCAGTTCCGAGGCGAGTGGGTGCCGGTGGACGGCGGCGCGCTACGGGTTCGGTGCTACATGAACGGCAACGCCCATCTTGAAGTGCATTCAGATATGGCCTGGCGATTAAACGAAGTGCTGGCCCACCTGCACCCGGCCGCCATTCCATCCCGGTTCCGCACAGCACCGAAGACCCGCAAAAAACGCGAGTACACGCTGATGGAGCGGCCCTTGCCGTTTGCGGTTCTGAATGTCCTGCACCGGCTGGGCAACGTGTACGCCACCCGTGAAGGGCAGCGCCGGCCGGAGTTGGTGAAAAACGCTGTCCGGATTGAGTCGCACGTAAAGGACAAGCACGTTATTGCCGAGGCCGAACAGGTGCTGGAGCTAATGGGCGGCGTGAAGCAAAACATCAACGCCTACGCCTGGTGGCAGTTCGATTACGACCCGGATCCGGTGATCAAGGAGATTGTGTGCACCGGCTGTGTTCCGGAGCAGAAAAGCCACCAGTTTTATCCGACACCTGAGCTTATTGCGAGGGAGGCGGTGGAGCTGGCCGAAATCGGCCCGGAGCATGATTGCCTGGAGCCGTCAGCGGGCGCCGGGGCGCTGGCCAGCCTGATGACCGAGTGCTGCTCATTGACCTGCGTAGAGGTGAGCGCCCTGCATGCTCAGGTGCTGGAGGCCAAAGGCTTCTTCGTGGAGCGGGCCGACTTTCTGGAAATGGACGGCGTTGCCGGATGGTTTCACCGAATTGTTATGAATCCGCCTTACAGCCAGGGCCGGTGGCAGCGTCACATTGAGCAGGCCGCAACCATGCTTCGCCCTGACGGCATTCTCGTCGCCATCCTGCCGGCCAGCGCCAAAGGCAAAGAGCTTGTGGGCGGCTTCAGCCACACCTATTCCCGCATCTACGAAAACCAGTTCCGGGGCGCGTCTGTGGATGTGGTGATTGTGAAAATGGAGGCAGCGGCATGACCTACAACCCACCCGCACTAAATCACAACTACCACCCGGACCCGGCGCACCGCTATGGCTGCATCAAAAACGCAAAGCCCCGGAACCTGACCGAGCCTTACTGGATTCAGGACGGCTGGCACGACAACGGCACACGCCGAATGGTGTTGCACCGCACTGATTGGTTGCCGATTGCTTGCGGGCATACCTACCGATACGACGATCCAGCATGCGAAGGCTGCCCATGGAGGACTGTATGAGCGAATTTCTCAACGCCCGCGTTCTGCGTGAGCTGAAAGCCGGGCCGATGACCAGCACCGAACTGGCTGACGCTCTGATCGTGCAAAGGCAGTCAGTTTCAGGCGCACTGGATGACCTGGCCGACCAGGGCAAGGTTTGCCGCAGCCTGTATGGCGAGCGGTGGGAGACGACGAGTGGGGGTTATCTGCCAGATCCGGGGCCGGGGAGTGCGGCATGATTATTTACGTGGACGATCTGTTTGTTGTCGCTGTGATGGCCTGGATTTGCGGGTTCGCATTTGCCAAGCGCGACTATTGGATCAGCGCTCTATTCGGGTCACTGGTGACCGCCGGTGTTGCTGGGATTCTGATGAGCGGGGGGCCGGCATGAGCATTATTGCGCTTCAGTCACTAAATGTAATCGCGTGCATGGCGCTTGGAGCGCACGCGATTTTCTATGACCGCTTTGGTTTTGCGGCTGTTTTCGCCTGCATAGCGATTGTTCAGGTGGTGGCAATTTGTGCCGGAGGGCCGGCATGACCCAGGTGGCACAAAAGAAAAAGCCAGAACGGTTCCCGCTGAGAGTCGTGAAAGGCGCGTTTCAGCCGGCAGACCTGAGCTGTCAGGCCCGGTTGCGTGATCAGGGCTTCACGCCCGGGGATCTGGTTTTCGTGGAGTTCCGAAAGCCGCGCAACCCAAAGTTTCACCGGTTAGCCCACAGCCTCGGCCAGCTATGCGCTGAAAACATCGAGGCATTCGAGGGCATGGACCCGCACCGCGTCCTGAAACGCTTGCAGATTGAGGCGCAAATCGGCTGCGAGGAAATGGCGATTGTCGTGCCTGGCCTGGGCAAGTGTTTGCACCTGATACCGCAAAGCCTGAGCTACGAGAGCATGGACGAGACAGCTTTCTACGAGGTGATGAAAGGGTTTTGCCGCTATATCGCAGAGCAGTACTGGCCAACGCTGGACGCACAGCAGATTGAGGATATGTCAGGAGTGATGATTGATGAACAGGGCTGAATTCAAACGCCACATGAAAGGCACAACACATACGCCAGCCATCGGCACCGGCCAAACCCGAAAGCGCGACAAAAAGCGGGAGAGTGCGGAGATTGATCTGCTGACTCGGGACTACCTGGCGAATGGCGGGCGAGTGGAGCGGTTGCCGAGTGAGCAGTGCCGGCCTTATCGCACGCCTGCTTTCAACCCCGGCGATATTGGCAGCGGGGTGGACGAATGAAGCGCACACCCATGAAGCGAAAAGCGCCACTGAAGGCGAAGGCGCCAATGAAGAAAGCGGGCAAGCCAAAGGCAACGCCCATACGCCAGAGCGCCAAGGGCCAGTCGTGCCAGGTGCGAGTGCCCGGTGTGTGCAACGGAAACCCCGAAACCACCGTGCTGGCTCACCTGAACGGCGGCGGCATGGGCGCAAAGGCAAGCGACATTCACGGCGCTTACTGCTGTTCAGATTGCCATACGTTTCTTGACGGTGGCTACGCAAACGCAAATTGCACCCGGGCAGAGCGCGACCTGTATCACCTGGAGGGCGTTATTCGGACTCAGCGGATTTTGATGGGGCAAGGGTTATTGGAGGTGGCGGCGTGATCTACCCAATCGACCCCATGCCGAAGCCCAGGATGACGCGAGCGGATAAGTGGAAGCAGCGCCCGGCAGTGATGAAGTACCGGGCCTACAAAGACGAAATCCGGTTACGCGGGGTGTCGGTGCCAGAGGCCAGCGCTCATATCACGTTCGTCATCCCCATGCCGGCCAGCTGGAGCAAGAAAAAGCGCCAAAACATGAACGGCATGCCGCACCAGCAGCGGCCTGATATCGACAACCTGCACAAGGGACTGCTTGACGCTCTGTTCACTGAGGATTGCCAGGTGTGGGACCACTGGATCACGAAGGTATGGGGCGAGCAGGGCGCCATTTTGATTGAACCTATTAACGCAGAGGTAGCGGCATGAGCGATTGGGAAGAAGGCGAAGAGCGGATGAACAATATCGGACGCAACGGGAATGACGGCCATTACCCGACCGGCAAGCAGGCCCGCTACCAGGACGCCGCAGGTGATGACTGGATAGACGAGTTCGCCCGCACCGCTACAGCTGACGAGTTCCGGGGCGCGATGCGCTTCACCATCGGCAAGTACAACCGGCGCATGGGCAAGAAAGATGACCTGATTAAGGAAATCGAGAAGATGCGCGATTACTGCCAGCGGTGGCTGGACGTTGAGGTAAGCCGGTGATCCAACTCATCGCAATCGTCGATGGCAAGCGCTCAGTGATGCTTACCGGCGAAACCATCGACGAGGCCGCCAGAAGCTGCAGGGATAGGTTCGGCACAAGGTTCGAGGGCTTCGCACCGATACCGCCTGCAATCAAGGCTAAGAGCATGTGGGGCGAGTACAGAGCAAAGCGGATTAGCCGGTCAGAGCTGGAAGACTGGCTGGCAGAGCAGGACGACGAAGACGAGGTCAGGGCAGAGCTTAACCGAATCAGGAGCAAAGCATGACAGAACAGCACCCAGACCCGGCAACGCACTGGAAGCACCGCAGACGACTGGCCTACACGGCCATGGCGGCATTGCTAATAACACTGGCCGCTGCACTGTTCTATCCGGTACGCGAAGCCTCCATCCCCCTGCTTGAGGGGTTGGCCTGGGTGTTTGGCTTCGTCGTCATCGGCTATTACGGCAACAACGCCATCGAATCTTTCAGCAAGGGGCGCAAGTGATGCTGAAACTACTATCCGGCAAGTGGGCCTATGTGGCGCTGGGGGTGTTGATTCTGTCCCTGCTGAGTGCGGTGCACTTTCTGAACGCCAGAAACGAAGCGCTAAGCAACGAGATAGGCAGCCTTGAACAGCAAAACAACCAGCTCACCCAATCACTCAAAGACCAGGCCCGGGAGTATCAGCGGCTCAGCAAAGAGCTGGCCAGACGAGATCAGATTGTCGCACAAGCACAGACCGCAAAAGCCAGAACCGAGAGGGAAGCCCGTGAAAAGATCCAGACACTACGTGAAGCGCTCAAGGGTAACGAATGTGCTGCTCAGCCTCACCCTCCTGCCGTTGCTGACAGCCTGCGCACAAGACCCGGTGATTCAGAGGCAGACTGAATATGTCTACCCTCCCTCCCCCCTGTTACAGCCTTGCGTTGCTCCGGTGTACCAGGGCAACACTTGGGGTGAGCTTGCGGAGTACGCCGTGGAGATTAGATCAGAGCTTGAGCAGTGCGATTCGGATAAGGCTGCGCTGCGGGAGTGGGCGGACAATGACGACGAGGAGAGCGAGCAATGAAAGTTATTTGTTGGGCGCTGTCAAACTCGCGGCCGTGTTGGGCTGGCGAGAACATAGCCAAGTCTGCGCAGCGGTTGCACCTGATATGAAAGGTACCCCTGAGAGTGCGGCCCAGGCAGGTACGCAGAGGCTTCGAGTTTCGCTATTTACGAAAATTTCTCAGAGGGGGTTCCGGTTCCGGTATGGCAACTCAAAAAGCAGTGGCTGAGCATTTAGACCTCAGCCCGAGAAGAGTCCGGTCTTTGATAGACGAGGGAGTGATACCAACACAGGGGGCAAGAAAGCCGTTGGATATTGATGCGTGTCGAGTCGCGTACGTCAGGTACTTGAGGGATCTGGCAAGCGGGTCAAATCAGTACCCGTCCGATTTTGCAGATGCAGAGCCCGGAACAATGGACTTCGAGCGCCTACGCCTAACTCGGGCCCAGGCTGAGGGCCAAGAAATCAAGAACGATATCGCCAAGGGCAAGACCGCGCCAGTCGAAGTAATAACGGTGGTGCTTTCAAAAATATCCGGCGAGGCATCCGGCGAACTCGACAGCTTACCGCTGAACATCAAGCGCCGGCACCCGGAGCTAGAGAATCAGGTGATTGAGTCCATTAAGCGCCACTGCGTTAAGGCTCAAAACGCAATCTCCCGAACCGATGAATCCCTGGAGCATTTTCTGAATGACTACATCACTGACTCAGACGCAGCTTAACAGCATCAGGAAAGTGGTTCGGGCGGGGCTTCGAGCTTTTGAGCGCCCCGAACCCATGACGCTGGTGGAGTGGGCTGACGAGAATTTCTATTTGTCGTCGGAGTCCAGCTACATCGAGGGTCGATGGAAAACGCTTCCCTTCCAGAAAGCCATGATGAACGCCATCGGGCACGACGACATTGTTTACGTGAACATCATCAAATCGGCGCGAATTGGTTACTCGCAAATGCTTCGCGCTGCGCTTGGGTATTTCACTGAGCACAAGTCCAGAAACCTGCTGCTCTTTCAGCCAACGGATGGGGCTGCTTCCGGCTTTATGAAGGCTCACGTCGAAACGATGATAAGAGACGTGCCGGTAGTGAAAGAGTTGGCACCCTGGATAGGGAAAAAGCACCGGGACAACACTCTGGACACCAAGCGGTTCAGCAACGGCAAGCAGCTCTGGTGCCTGGGTGGTACGGCGGCAAAAAACTACCGCGAGAAGTCGGTTGACGTGGTGATGTACGACGAGCTGGCCGCGTTTGATTCCGACATTGAAAAAGAGGGCTCCCCAACATTCTTGGGCGATAAGCGGATTGAAGGCTCCGTGTTTCCAAAGTCTGTCAGGGGCTCCACTCCGAAAGTTTTGGATACTTGCCAGATCACAAAAGCTGCTTCTGAAGCTGAGATTTTTCTGCACCCTTATGTGCCTTGCCCGCATTGCCACACGGAGCAGGTTTTAAGGTGGGGCGGCGATGAGGCGCACTTTGGCTTCAAGTGGGAGGACAGCGACCCGAAAACCGTCATGTATCTGTGCGAACACTGCGGGACGCTTGGCAGTCAGGGCGACTACCAGGCGCAGCACGAAAACATCACATGGCGCTGCGAAAACACCGGGGCCTGGACCAAGGACGGCATTGATTACTTAGATCGGAAGAGCGTCGTGTAGGGAAAGAGTGTAGATCTCGGTGGTC